TCTATATGATATCGTAGCGACTCCAAGAATTGTGAAAGGATGGGGTAAAGACACTGGTAAACCTAGTATTAATGAGCAAAGATTGTTCGATAGTGAATATTATCAGTATTTTTCGTATTCATTAAAATCAAAGATTGCATATGATACATGGAACGATATTGTTTCGTCAATGAATCATACGATAGGATTCCAAAAATTCTCAGATTTGCAAATTGAGTCTCGTGATACTAATTTTCCAGTTGTTGGAATTTCATCAAATACTATTGAAACATTTGTTGATCTTATTTCTGAGGTTGAGACCTATTGTAAGTATGATTTTGACTTTGTTTCCGAAACCAATAAGTTCCTCTCTGGATCTTTCTATTCTGACGAAATTTTAACTAAAAATATTCCCCTGTCTGATTATGAAGAATCCATTGGAAATAGGGTGCTAAGTATTGACAGTTTCTCTGATGAATTTAATAACATACCAAGATCAACAAGATTTGGTATTATTGATACATTTCCACTGGCGGGAACTCGTTATAGAAAATATTTTATAATGACGGAGGACACCCAGTTTCTCGATGAGAGAAATATGGAAATTGTTGAACTTTTGATTGACAATGGTGGAAATGGATATATTCAAGAATATGGTACAGTTGATGGTGAAGAAGATTTGCGTGGATATTTTGATTTCCGCACATCAGGAAGCGAAGGAGAACTTTTATTCTATCCAGAAAAATATGATACCAACAACTATGACATTCATGGATTGGTTTATAACGTTGACAGGGATATTCACAGTGCAGTTGGTATTTCTACCTTAGTCGGTATTACCACTGTTGGTGATATTATACAACTTGTTGCAAGAGGGAGTAAAATTAATCCAGGTGTTACGACAGCAGTTGACATTTATGCTATTGATTTAGCAAACATGGACGCTGGACATAAATTTATGTTACAAATGTCTGCTGGTGAAAAACATGAAGTTATTAACTTGAATGCTCTTCATAATGGTGGTTATAGTTACCTTTCAGAATTTGGTAACATGAGCAATCTTGATCCATCATCAACCGATGCGATAGTAAATGGTATTGGAACATTTGGTGCAAGAGTAGATAGTAACATATTCTATATCAACTGTACTCCATCATCTGATGTGGTCGGCACTGGAATTACTTTTAATATTTTTGGCCAATGTTTTGTTGGTGGCGCATCTACGATTGGAATTGCAACGATTCAATTAACAACTGGTGACCTAAGAGCACAATATACTGATGTTCCATCAGCAGCATCTCCTGGTATCACCACTATTGCAAACTTTGGTAATAATACAACAGTTGATGAAGATGGAGCACATGTTCTAATTCATATTGAAGACGTAACAAATAACAAATTTGAACTCCTTGAAGGAATTTTCCTGGTTGACACTAGTGGAGAGACTTATCAAACTTTCTTCGGTGCTCTTGAAACTGATAGCGATAACGTTCATCAAGGAATTGGAACCATCAGTTCTAATGTTGATGGATCAAAATACAACGTAACTTATGTTCCACCACCGTTAACAAATGTGAGGGTTAAAACTCTTGTAACTTCTGCTGCTCATACTAAGGGTGGAGTGGAAGCACTCTTTAACTTAAATCTTCAAGATACAAAAATTGAAAGTTTTGAAGGAACTTATACAAACACTCAGGCAGATGTCAGAAGAGCGTTTGGTCTTTTCCATGGTGGAGACCCGATCTTCTTTAAAGAGTTTGATTCAACTGACCCACTAATTGTCGATACTAATAATGATTTGATTGTTCTCCCCAATCACTTCTTTACATCTGGCGAAAGATTAACTTACAACCCAACTGGATCTGGCACTACATCTTCAATTGGAATTGGTACTACAACCATTTCTGGTTATGGTTCTACTGATAAACTTCCAGAGTATGTCTATGCAATTAAAGTTGATGATAAGTCAATTAGACTCGCTGCAACTCCCGAAGATGCTCTTGCATCTAACGTTGGTAATTACCTCAATTTAACAACTGTTGGTATTGGAACATCTCATACATTTACTGCTCAGGATCAAAATACCAAGTGTATTATTACTCTTGACAATAATATTCAAGATCCTGTAATCCCAACAAATGTTGAACATCAACTCATTGAAGATATGAGTTTTGGTGGTGTTGCGATGAGACTTTCTGGAATTTCATCATTCTTTGGCGGAGACTTGCTGAAAGTAGAAGATGAATTTGTAAAGGTTAATCAAGTTGGATTTGGCAGCACTAATGTGCTACTGGTCCAAAGAGGATGGATGGGAACAGGTTTCTCAACACATCCAATTGGAGCGACAGTTGAGAAATATGAGGGTGGATATAACATTGTTGATAATACGATTAATTTTTATACTGCACCTAATGGCACACTTCCAAAAGAAGGAACAGATCCAGATGATTTAGATTACACTGGCATTCAGACTACATCTACTTTCCACGGTAGAACTTTCCTTAGGAATGGCGTTGTTGGTACATCATCCCATACTTATGCAACAAATTATCTCTTTGATTCTATTTCACAAGAATTAACTGGTGTTGGTAAAACGTTTAGTATCACACAAAATAATACAAATATCTCTGGTTTTAGTACAAATCATGGATTAGTTCTTATTAATGACATTGCACAAATCCCTTCACAAGGATCAAGAATTAACGATTACTCCTTTACAGAGAATGCAGGAATTACCTCCATCGTGTTTAGTGGGTTCGCAGCTTCTGTAACAAATGATGTAAATACTGGATCTATTCCAGTTGGTGGAGTCATAATTTCTGTTGGTTCTACACAAGGATTTGGTTATCAACCATTGGTTGCTGCGGGTGGAACTGCAAACATTTCTGGACTTGGCACTATTTCTTCTATCAGCATTGGAAACAGTGGATCTGGTTATAGAACAGGAATTGCAACTTTAAATGGAGTTGTACAAGAACTGACTTACAGCGTTGGTATTAGAACTGCCGATATTGATACTGTTGAAGTAACAGCGATTGGAACTGCAACAGTTGTAAATGGTAACATTACTGGTGTTGCAATCACCAATCCAGGAGTTGGATATACATTCTCTAATCCTCCAATTGTGGTTTTTGATAACCCAATTCCATATACTCGTATTCCTCTTATCTACCACCCTGATTCTCCTGGATCTAAAATTGGAACCAATGCCTATGTCGATGTTCAAGTATCACTTGGTTCAAGTGTCACTAATTTTGATATCATTAACTCTGGATATGGATACAGAGTTGGAGAAATTCTTACAATTCCATCTGGCGGTGTAACAGGTATTCCAACTGATTCTACTGTTGGTGCTGGATTTAGTGAATTTAGAATTAATATTGATAGAGTAGATTCTGACAAATTTACTGGTTGGAGATTTGGTGACCTTGATGTATTTGATAACCTCGACTCATTCTTTGATGGAGAAACTAAGGTCTTCACTTTAAAAAAAGAAGGAACTCCAACTTCTATCCGTGCAGCAAAGGGTTCCTTAATTGATATTGAGCAAACAATCTTAGTTTTCTTTAATCAAGTTTTACAAGAACCTGGTGTTGGTTATGAATTTACTGGTGGTTCAAATATCACCTTTGTTGAAGCTCCAAAAGTTGGTGACACCTGTAATATCATGTTCTATCGTGGAACGGGCAATGTTGATGTTATTAGTAGAGATATTATTGAAACTATAAAAGCGGGAGATACTGTCAAAATTAACTCTGGCGATAGTTTGAATTATTTTGAATATGACCAAAATAAGAGAATTGTAACTGGAATTAATACAGTTGATAGTTTTAATACTGCACCTTATAATGGTGCTGGTCTTTCTACGGATATAACCATTCAAAGACCAATGACTTGGTGCAAGCAACAAGAAGATCTCCTATTGAACGGAAATTATGTTACCAAAGATAGAGTCCTTTATGAAGCAAATATTTTCCCAGAGGCACATCTACTCAAACCAGTTGGACTTGGATCAACAGAAATTTGGGTAACAAGTGTTCTACCTTTATTTGATTCATATAACGAATCACTTCAAGATAACAAACAAATCGTTTCAATTCTCAATCAAGATGATAAAGTTGCAGCAGCAGCGACAGCTATTGTTTCTGGATTTGGTTCTGTATCCTCTATTTCCATAACAAATTCTGGTCTTGGATATACAGTTGCTCCACTCGTCTCTATCGCTAATAGTGTTGGTTTTGGATCTGCTACAAGAGCAACGGCGACTGCATCAATTACTGGTTCAGCAGTTACTTCTATAACTGTTACGGACGTTGGTGCTGGTTATACTTTCACAAATCCACCCGTTGTTTTGATTGGTCCACCAAAATTTGATAGGGAAGAAATTACAAACCTAAGTTATTCTGGTGATTTTGGAGTTATTACAGGTATTGCTACTACATCCGTTGGACTTGCGTCAACTGGATTGGTGTTTGATTTAGTTATTCCAAGTAACTCTCCTTTGAGAAGTTCTGCATATGTTGGACCATCTGGAATTCAAACAATCTCAAATATTGCTGCTGGTTATCCATTCGTTGTATTTGATTCAAATGTCGGCAATGGAGTAACTTCACTTGATCTTGGTGGATCAGTCCTCGGAATAGGATCTACTTGTTTAGATAATGTTTATGAAGCAGTCTCTGTTTCTATTGCAACAACTGAGGCAATTGGATTTGGAACCACATACGTTGCAAAAGTAACTGTGAGTGTTCAAGATTATAATTCTCTAACTGGTCTTGGTTATAGTGATTTCTTCGGAAGATATAGTTGGGGTCAACTGAGAAACTTCACCAGAGCTGGTGTTGCCAAAACATTTACCCCAAAACTAGATAATGGATTTGTTGGCATATCGACAGGACCAGTTATCATTAGAAAAACTCCTTTGAAATCACTTGGATATTTAACATAAATAACTAGAAAAAAGTTCAAAATGTCTGCGATCATTACTGAACAGTTTCGTATTCTTAGTGCTGAAAATTTTCGTTCTGGAATTGCGTCTACTGGTAGTTCATATTATACCTGGGTTGGATTACCAAATGCACCTGAGTTAGATGCAAATTGGAATACTAGTCCACCAGCACCAGTAGATTCCTTTGACGATGAAAATCGTTATTGGGATACAATGATTGCTATGAAAAAAATTAATTCTTCTGATGTTAGAAGAGTGATTGAAAAATATTCTTGGGCATCTGGTGAAAAGTATGACATGTACAGACATGATTACAGTAGAAGTAATCTTGCCCCTGTATCAAAATCAACTGGACTTTATAGTTCAAAGTATTATGTGATTAACCAGGATTATAGAGTTTATATTTGTCTTGATAATGGTTTTTCACCAGAAAATCCTACTGGAAAACCTTCGCTTGATGAACCTCTGTTTACGGATTTAGAACCAAGAGCTGCTGGAACAAGTGGTGATGGATATGTGTGGAAATATCTTTATACTTTAACTCCAACTGAAATTTTAAGATTCGACTCCACTAATTTTATTCCTGTTCCAGAAAATTGGATAAGCGGAGATGCCAATGCCGCTGTTAGAGATAATGCAACAACCAGTGGACAAATAAAAGTTGTAACTATCTCCAACAGAGGAACTGGTTATGGAACCGCAACGACATATCAAAATGTAGACATTTTGGGAGATGGTGAGGGTGCGAAAGCTAGCGTTACCATAAATGCTGATGGCAAAATAGAATCAGTTGATATTTCTAATGGAGGATCTGGTTATTCATTTGGCACTCTTGACTTAGATGGCGCTGGAATTACTAATTCTCCGGCAAGCACAAACGCTGTGACAAATATTATTATTCCACCACGTGGTGGGCATGGTGCGGATATTTACGAAGAACTTGGTGCTCGCAAAGTCATGGTATATACCAGACTTGAAAATGATGACACCAATCCAGATTTTATTACTGGAAACGAATTTGCTAGAATTGGCATTGTAAAGGATCCTTTGGTGTATGCTTCCTCAACAAAACTTTCTTCCGAAAAAGCAAGCGCAGTTCATGCTCTTAAAGTAACTGCTTCACAATTAAATTTAATTGAATTTGATCCAGACGCTTTAATCACACAAACCATTGGTATTGGATCAACAGCAGTAGGAAGAGTAGTTTCTTGGGATGCCAATACTGGTGTTTTAAAATATTGGCAGGATAATAAAGTTGCAACTTCATCTACTGTTGGAACTGCTCCACAATTTGGATATAAACTACAAAAATTTACAAATACCTTAGAAGATGGTCTCACTGGATCTTTTAATATCACAGGAGGAACTGGTACAGTTGCCATTGATACTTCATTTTCTGGTATCTCTACCGTTCTAAATAATAGAACCTACTTCCTAGGCCAGACGTTTGACAAAGGTGTAGCAAATCCTGAGGTTAATCCTCAGAGTGGACAGATAATCTATGTTGACAATAGACCATCTATTTTGAGATCGTCAAACCAAAAAGAAGATATTAAAATCGTTTTAGAATTCTAAGAAAATGCCCCAGGAAACTAATCTCAACATCACTCCTTATTATGATGATTTTGATCCAGCAAACAATTTTCATAGAGTTCTGTTTAAACCAGGAACTCCTGTTCAAGCGAGAGAATTAACTGGATTACAGTCGATTCTTCAAAACCAAATTGAAAAGTTTGGCACACATTTCTTCAAAGAAGGTGCTAAGGTAATTCCTGGTCAACTTTCGTATCAAGATTTATTTGTAGGTGTATGTATAGATCCTGACTTTAATGGTATTCCCATAAGTCTTTATATTGATCAACTTGTGGGTAGAAGGATTAGAGGAGATCAAAGTGATATTGAGGCAAAAGTTGCATTTGTTCTTTCAGCAGAGGACTCAGAATTAGGATTAGATACTTTATATCTTTCTATCAATAAAAGTGGTATTGATGCTTCCTCAGGAGATTTTCTAGAAGGTGAAGCGTTGGTTGTTGTTGATGACTTTACATATGGGAATACTGTCATCTCAGCTGGGGAAGGATTTGCTGTCACGATTGACACTGAATGTAATATTGTTGGATCTGCGGCAAACTTACAAGAAGGTGTTTATTTTTTAAGGGGCAATTTTGTATCTGTACCCACTCAGACTATTCTTCTCGAACAATATCAATCAATGCCAACTGTAAGAGTTGGTTTAAGTGTTGTTGAGGAACTTGTCACTGCTGATGAAGACGAATCTTTAAATGATAATGCACAAGGTTTTAGTAACTACTCTGCTCCTGGTGCAGATAGACTAAAAATCACCGCTGCCTTGGTGGCAAAAAATTTAGTTGAATATGATGATCCAAACTTCGTTGAGTTGATGAGGATCAAAGATGGTGAGATTGAAACTTTTGTAAAGAATACTGATTATAATTTCATCAAAGCAGAATTTGCAAGAAGAACACATGACGAATCCGGTGATTATTATATCAAACCATTTGACTTATCTGTTAAAAACACTTTAAACAATTATCTTGGCAATGATGGTCTGTACAATGAAGATCAAGTAACTTATCAAGGGCAAACTCCATCAGATGACTTGATGGAATATGTCATTTCCTCTGGTAAAGCATATGTAAGAGGATTTGAGGTTGAAAAACAAACTGATACAGTTTTGGATATACCAAAACCAAGAACTACAAGAGAAGTATTTCAAGAAGCTGTTCCCCTTTCTGTGGGTCCAAAAATTACAATCAATAATGTTCATGGATCTCCAAGAGTTGGTTTTGGAACCACTATTGCTGCAAGTTTAAGAGATGAGCGTGTTGGATTAGCTTCTACTTCTCCCTCTGGTAATGCTATTGGTGAATGTAGAATCTACGACTATAATTTAGAATCTCAGGTATTTGAAGGACCAGAATCTGAATATACTCTTAGACTTTTTGATATTTCTCCATATACAAAGTTAGAAATTACTCAACCATTTACTTCACTCAGACCAGGTGCATTTATTTCTGGTCAATATAGTGGTGCGTCTGGTTTTGTTGTTGAAGATTCCTCTGGAATTTCTACTTTTAATTTGAGGCAAGTTAAAGGTGTTTTCCATAAAGGAGAAAAGATCTCAGTAGATGGCGTAAATTATAACACCACTGTTGCGATTACAACGAATTATGATATCTCAAACGTCAAGTCAATTTACCAAGGGACTACTGTCGGCATTCAAACCTTTAATGCTGATCTAAAACTTACTACCAAGAGAAAGTTTGGCACATCTTTTACAATTAGTGGAAGAAGTGGTGATGGCGTAGATGTATCACCAGCAGGTTTTAGTACGATTACTGCCGCTAAAAATACTTTTGTCGGTATCGTAACTACAAATGATCTTGTTAGATTTATTTCTACCGATAGCAGTATTTCAGATCCAGTCCTCTTAAAGGTCAATAGTATCAGCAATGATGGATCACAATTGACCTTGGCTGGTATTCAAACAGTGTCTAATCTTTTTGATGGAGCACCACCTCAAAATGTTCAACAAGTTACTGATCTTGAAGTTGTTTCGGGGGATCTGATTAACGTCGAAGATAATACGCTTTTCACTAAACTAGGAAATCAAAATATTGATAATGTAGATCTTGGTACTGCACAGATAGTAATTAAGAAAACATTTACTGATGTTTCCTCTTCTGCAAATGCATTATCTCTTGAAACTGCTCCTGATAATGAGTACTATTTGCCATTTGATGAAGAAAGATACCATGTTACTTACAGAGACGGAACTATTCAACCTCTGACGGAAGATATGGTGACTTTCTCATCAAATCTTAAAACTGTAACTATAAACGGACTTGATAGAGAAGCAGAAACAAATATTAGAGTTTCTGCTACTTTGAATAAAAATAAAGTTGTTGAGAAGAAGAAGACTCTAA